ACCATCAGCCTTGAGATTCTGAAGGGCATATCCACCTAATTGGTGTAACCAGTTATATACATCGGTACTACAGAAAAATACTGTAGCATTACCGTTATTGTAACGTGGGTCTAAATAATTAGACATATCATCGAGAAAGTCATCTTGGCTCTTTGCAGTAGTCCAAGAGAAGACATTAGAATTACTCACGATATAGTCAACTGCACCCTGAGTATAATTAATGCCGCCATTAGACGCCTGTGAACCAAAGAGAATACTTTGTTCGATGTCCCATTTATGCTCAATGAGCTTTTCTTTCCATACACGTGCCCATTCGCTAGAGTCATACTTCAAAGAAGTGGCCCTTGCGGTATTGGTCATTGCCATGCTTGTTTTCCAGATCTGGGTTAAGCCATATCCAGTACTAAAAGGCTGGTCTTTCCATGTTTCTGGATAACCAGAGCCTTCAGCATGAGCAGATCCTACTACGTAAGATCTTGCACGTTCAATCTGATCGTGTATGTTCAATGCACCCCATTCAGTGGTGGTGGTATTTGAGCCATCAGGAGCCTCATTTGCAGTACCGCCAACACCCCAACCAGCTAATTCAAGATTGTTTGTTGAATCTGCTAGTGCTCTTACAATTGTAAGTTTGAGGATGACTTGTTCTGAATCCGCAGAATCATCATTTACTGAATCTACCTTGCCAACGACATAGTCGATAGCTTGACAGGCATTTGCAGCAGTTGCAGCATCTTCAGTTGTATGGAATGGAATCTTGACCAATTGACCTGGAAGGTAGAAGATAGGCTTTGTGCCTGAACTTCCAACTTTCTTGTCTGCTTGGCCAAATACACTTCCAATATTGCCAGAAGACGCATAATCAGTCTTCATGCCAACATAGAGAGTATCTCCAACTCCATCAACTAAGGTAGATGTAACTGTTGCATTTGAATTGCCGAGTGCACTAGTTGCACCCCAGTCACATACATACCCATAACGCTTATGGTATGATGGTCTACGTTCAGTGAACTTAAACGATGGATCGTCAGTGGATTGTTTACTAACCATTGACACGAATCGAAAGAAAGGATCTTGAGCAATTGACAATTCGGATACCTGATCCCCGAAGTTGTACTTACGCCTCAGATTACCAGTACCAAGATCGGTACCAGCAGAAGAGGGGGAATCGACATCAGAAGTTGTCAGATTACTAAGTTGAAATAAATCAGCCATGATTTACCCCTTTCATTTTTAAGTTAAGAACTTCTCGTTTTAATGCACGTTAACCGAACAAGTCATCAGCACTGCCATCAATTTCCTGAAGAACTTCAAGTATTTGATCGCCCTGTGATTTCTTCACTTCACCAGCATTATTACTGCCAGCTTGTGTTGTCGGTATTTCACGTACATTCTTCATTTGGCGCAAAGTCTCTTCTTTAGACGCATTAGCAACGTTCTGCTGAACCTTATCACGGTTCACTAAGTAGAATGCATCGTCTAAAGTCATTTTGTGACTTCTTGCCTTATCCTGAAAGTCAGAGAACTGTTCATCAGTAAGCTTATGACGTTCCTTAAAGTCGATTTCGGCTGCTTGCAAGTTAGATTTCATCTTAGCAGCATTTACACGCTGCCGTTCTGATTTAACATGTTTTTGCATACGTGTTTCGACTTGCTGGTTTACCATATGACTCATGACTCTTGCAGAGTCTGATTCAGGATTGGTAACAGCTTCATGAGGATCAAATACAAAATCTTCATCTAAGTTCAGTGTATCTTGCACTTTTTGGTCTGGCTTTCCACCAGATTCCAAATAATCCTTAATATAAGGAATTAGATTCGGATCCTTTTGCATTACCTCTAACAAGGGTTTCAGTGGTTTGAGTGTTTTCAACTCAGCACTTATCCTTTGCGCTTCCCGTGAAGAATCGCTGTACCTCTTTTCCCAATCTACTGTTGGATCTACTATTGCTTCTTCTACGGGTTCTCCACTATTACCAGTTTCCGAGGAGCCCTCAAGCTGAGGGGTTGCCTGTTCTTTGCCAGTAGAGTTATCGTGTGTTATCACACTATTGACATCACTTTCCAGCGAGTCAAAGAATGCATCAGCGGAGCTATTAGTATCAACAGTAGTGCCTTCCATTACTGTTTCTACATCTAGGTTACCCTTTTGCTTTCTATCATCAGTCATTTCTGACCTCCTAATTTAAGGTTGTTTATTGTTATTAGTCAAATTAGCTGTCCGTTCTTGCAACTCCTTGCGAATTTTCTCACTCTCAGCTTTCTCCAAAGATTGCAGTAATTTCTGTTGAGAGTTTGTTTCTAGATAGCTCTTTTCAAGTCTTGACTTAGTATCATTTACTTTTTTGTCTACTTCGGAAGCACCCATTAGTACTTTGGCTTTAATGCCAGCTTGTACTAGTTGTCTTTGCAGGGTTTCTATTGTCCCATCCCTTTCTTTCACTTGCTCCTCCATAGATTGCACTTGGCCTTGCATTTGAGATAGTTGACTCTTACGTTCTGCAATATTCTGCTTATTCTTAACATCAGTTTCTGCTAGGAGTGCAATATCGTCTATAACACCAAGTTGCATTAATTCTTTTAATTCTTCTAGATATGCCCATCTGTTTACTGGCATAGTAGAGCCTGCAACTAATCTCACATCAAATTGTGCAGATTCATAGTCCATATATTTTCCCACTGCTTTACCCATATCATTATACATGGGAATATTAATTTCTACTTCTTTAGCATCCATTAGGGCATTAGGCTGTATTACCCTGAATACTTTATTACTTGTATATGATGCTTGGGTATATTGCATTATTACTTTGCCAGTTTGCCTTAATGCAGGTTCAATACAGTTTGTTAACCAATATTTAATACGTCTAGTTCCATATTCATCCATTGCAAGCATTCCCCGATAGGTTTCATGCTGTGCACCTGTATCTCCTTGCATGGCAGCATAGATACCTGCAAGATATTCCATATCTTGTTTACCTTCATTGACAATACCATAAAATGCATTACTTAGTGGTGCTGGCATTACTGGAGTAGGAGCAGTTGATCCAGGCCTAATAGGCAATAAGGCTCCAGGCGAACTAGCATATTTTTCCCAATAGCTAGTATCTATTCCACCTTCCTCATGCATCCATCTAAGTGAACTTCCAAGAGATGCATTATGGACCATTAATTGGTGAGATTTATTCAATTCTTGTTGTTTACCTATAAGTGGAGAAACTGCACTCATTGGGAAAGGAGTACCCGTCCACTTAAAATGAAATGGTATTAATGGATACTCTTTTATATTATATGGCAAGAAACGTTGAGAGATAGTTTTATCACCTATTACAATAGTTTGCTGGATCTGATCATCGTAAAATTTAACTGCTTCTATTACCATTCCTTGGAAAGTCTCATCTTTCTCTAGAATCTTGTATTCTTGATCAGTGACAATCTTATTCTCCACCTTAGAAGCTTCATTTTGCAATTCAGACATTCTTGCTTGACGTGCACTTTCTAGTTGCTGCTGCATTAGTTCCTGTTCTTTTTGCATTTCCAGTTCATATCTTTCTGGAAGCATATCGCCACTATCTACAGCTTCCTGCATTTGTACTTGTTTCTCCAAAAGCTGCACCTGCATTTCCGCTTGAAGTTCCTGTATATATACCTCCACTTGTTGCTGAAGTTGTTGTAAGATACTTTCATCTGGTAAGATCCGATAAAATACATTGACATAGGGCAGTTTTACTTTTTCGTAACATTCAAAATACTCCAATAGTTTTTCATCATCATCATTATTCTTAATAGAATTACGCATATTAGTGCCAGAGGTAACAGTATTACCAGCTGAATCAACTCCAGAAAATGAAGGACCGTCAACAAAACCCCCTCCCGCACCTGATATAATATCTTTATATGTAAAATCTTTGGTATCTTCATCATATGTTTTAGTTGAATGATTGGTATCATGTCCATATCTGGCAGATGCATTATGTATCTTTCTAACTTGTGCTGGAAATTTCTGCTTTAAATGTCCTTTGGGAAGAATCTTGCGTACCATCATATAGGCAGCATCTCTAAATAGGATATCTCGAGATTTAGCATCAATAAACACATCAAATGGATCTGGTTGGTCTATGATTACTTCTCCCATCCCTCTATCTGCATGTGGATCTACACCTATCATTAGAAAGCCAAGAGACTTGGTTACTGCATCATTGATAGTATTGGATAGTAAGGAACTTCCATCTGAATGATACCATACATAATCTGCTATATCAGAGAAAACTGCAGCAACATCTATGTCGCTACCTTCAGCCCCGATAGCCTGCCACCGAGGCCGATTGGCGGTAGCATAAAAGTTAAGCATTTCTACTACAGGTATAATACGATTGATGGTAAATGTAGGCATTCCCTGATCTTCAAGAGATTGTGTTTCTTCAGCCGATAATTGATTATCATTAGAAAAATCATAGCCCTTCTGATTGATAAATTCCCACTGTTGTCTCATACCGCTTTCAGCAATCTCAAAGAGATGTAGGATACGATCTGCTGTCTTATCTTTTCTAGCCATCTTGATTTAAATCCCTTATTTGTCGATTACAATCCTCACATCTTACAAATGTTCTTGGAGGATGAGCCATATCTTCTAATTTTTTAACCCTATCAGTTAAGCCTTGCAATAATTTGCTTATTCTCAAAATAATTTCTCCTAAGCGACTATCCACGATTTGGGAACTGGTTTATGTTTATAATAGATACCCTCTTTATCCTGCTTAATATTGTCATCAGGGTATGCATACAAACATGCATACGCTAATGCGTCTATAGTATCATCATGAGACATTCTTGGTCCGAATGTTATAATCTCATGCTGTAAATCATAATGCTCCTTTTTAATATGTATCTGCCCTACAGAAAACCTTTGTGCAAGCACTGATTGTATTCTGTCTCTTTTTGACTGTCTAGTACCAGGTTTCTCTTCTTTGAACTTAACAGTAAAATTATTTCTACGCATCATCTCTGATTTAAGTGCTTGAAAAACTGGTCTAGACATTGTTGTATCTTCAATGACGAACATATTCGGGCTAAACGCTTGATTGATCTCAAATATATGATCAACAATACCCTTTTGGTCTTGTTCCTGAATTCCAAGTACAGGTAGACTCCGCTGACGCACATAGTCCAAAACGTAAATACGATTAAACTCATCAATGCCAATAGATATAAGTACTGAGTAGTCACTATCCCTCCTATTAATGTCAGTGGCTGTATCTACCCCTGTAAAAACAGTAATGGGCAATATATCGCCAGACTCTTGTATAAGATATGATATACCATCATTTTCATTGTGAAAAAATGAACCATCCCAGTACTTAATATGATTCCTACTAAATACAGAATGATCTTCACTTTGCACTTCCATCATATATTCTTGATAAAACTTATGTGGTTGTCCAGAATCAGTGTAGAATTTTTTCTTTCTATCCATTTCCTCCTGGCCAAACCAAGAATCCCATAATACAGCTCCCTTGCTGTCTATTACCTTATACATTAAAACATCCCAGGAAAAGTCTTCCCCATTAGCCGTTGCTTTAGCGTGATTAACAATAAGATTATTAATAAAACTATCGAAATGCACAGGTGTGCCATTAACACGAAGACGACCAGTATGAGGCTCAAGAGCAGGGAACACAACAGCAGTAATGAGGTTAGCATTCTTTGCCCTAGCATCTGAAGTGATGGTATTGTTCTCGTCTTCAAAGTCGTCCAATACAACGAGGTCATACCTCTTATGCAACTTAGCACCGCCCCTAATGCCAGAAATATTTGATTTCGAAATGAGCTTACATCCATTGGATAGCTCTATGTCTGTTTCTGTCCATTTTTTTCCCCTCAAGTCTCCAAAGTAATATTGTATTTTTTCATTTATTTCAATATGGGATTTTATATAATCCATATTGCCAGTAGCAAGTTTTGCAGTAGCTGATATCCAGCCATAAAAATAGGGTTCATCAGTATCTGCTAAACCCCACTCTACTCTCTTTCCAGCAAAACAGAAGTCTCGCATAATATCTGCCTTAGTTAAGACTGTCTTGCCATGCCCTCTGGGCATTATAAATGCAGTCTGCCTGATAGATTTATCATTGATCTTATCAGCCACAGTATAATGGAAAGGAGGTGTCTCTGATCTCATAAAGTCATCTGGCAGGAATAACTTGCCAAATGATAGAAGATCTTTATAAGCAAGTCTAAGTGAAGCTTCCTCCTTAGATACATTACGAGAATTGATGTTGATATTTTTATCTAAGTCCACCGCCACCTCTTCTTCGTCCACGCTGTCCCTTTCCACGTTTACGTGCTTCTATTTTCGTATCATCAGGTATAACAGCATGCATCTCTCCTGTATTGAGTAGTGCGGAAAGTACGATAAGTTTAATCATTTCTTTACAGGGACAATTCCTGGCTTTCCCTTTACTCGTCCTATCTTCCATTGATCAGGCCAAACTTGTGTTCTAGCCCAATCCTCACAACTTAGGGCACCACTCGTATTCTCTGCCTTGCATTCTTTTATCCGTTCCCTAAAAGCAGCTTGATCCACAATATACTGTTCAATCTTTAAATCCATCTTTCTTTTTTTGCCTTTTACAGGTTTTTTCTTAGTTGCCATTTGATTCCTTTCTTACCATTTATCTAAGGGGCATTTCGCAGCCTTAAGCTTTGTTTTCAGTTTCATGAAGCATCCACACTGTCTACACCTATTACCTGAAGTAAGCTCAGGGCATGCCTGGCATATAATCCATCTTTCATCAATCTCATCACTTACTAGTTTTCTTTTTAGATAATCTGTGAACTGGTCTATCTGTTTCATGCGATTCCCAAACTGGGTGCTTTTTCTTGTCGAATGGTCATGTATGTGTAGCCTTGTTTAAATCCTGCCATAGATTAATTTTAACCTTCATAGTCCCATTCTTGGCTTGATACGTGCAAGGAGCTCTTGATGAGCTTGTAGCATTTCTGCTTGTGTCTTCAATCCTTCCATGATAAAGTTTACACGTTCACTTAAATCTACAATATGCGTCATTACTTCACTGTAATCATGCGATACTTTTGGTGTAGATGGTGACTTTGTCTTACGTTCTGTCTTCGTAGAGTTTTCCAATGTCTA